CTGAAATGACCCACGTGTGCTGATGCTGTAGGATACTCTTTGACAATAAGTTTACCCTGAGTTTTCTTAGATATATTAGTTACTTTATTCTCAAACATAATCTTAGGTAACTCAGTAATATTCTGTATATCACAGTTCAATAGGTTAGAGTCTATCCTTTCGGCAATCTTTTCTTCTGCCATTTCAAGAGTGATATACAAAACATTTTTACCTTGTAGCAGAGCAGAAGAGGCACAATGACACATGAACAAAGACTTACCCACACCAGTACCTGCAAGAGCAACATTGAGAGTCTTGTTAGGAAGACCACCCTTTGTAACCTTGTTGAAGAATTCCAGATCAAAAGGAATCTTTTCTTCCTTCTGATGGTAGAATTCGTATCGCTCTTCGTAATCTTCAAGGTAATCGTGACCTATATGATTGTCGAATGTAACTGCTAATGCTTCGGATAATATAGTTGGTATTGCACCCGCTGCTCTCTTCTCATCGTTGCCTTCTGCAATCTTAATACTTTCCATAAGAGCAAGATATAACGCACGTTCTTTACACCACTTCTCTGTTGTATCTAATATCCAATCAAACTCAGATTTCTCTGCATCAATATTATCAATAGCCTTTACAATATCTTTATGCTGATCATCAGATATATCATCTACCTGACTAACTTCAATTTTAAGTGCTTCTTTTGTAGGGATTGCACTGTAATCTGTAAAGTATTTAGTTACTACTGTAAATAATTTCCTACCAGTAAGTTCTGAGAAATACTCAGACTTAATAAAAGGCAATGCCTTACGAACATATTCCTCATCAAGTAATAAATTTTTTATAACCAACTGTTCTACTTCGTTCATTCTCTCTCCTGCAATCTGATCAGTGCGGTCATGGTAACTCTTCTTTCCTCTACTTTTGGTCTGCTGTATTCTAGATACGATGGATGCATTATAACATCCCCTTCGTTAATATACAAGGATGCTGCACTACCCCATTCATCAAGACCAGGATTACATAGTGTCATCAGAGATCTGTAAGGATGATAAAATACATCTGCTTGATTACCAACTATAAAATGTGTTGCTGTGTAATGACTGGGTAAGGTATTACACCTCTCTAAGTAATCTCCTTTTTCTAACACAGTTAATATTATATCAGTAATTAATGCTACATGTGTGTCACTAATTCCTAGTTCATCTAAGAGTTGTTCCGTTACATCAGTATAGCATGGAGATAAATTTGCAGGAAGATCAGTAATCTGCAACTGTAATGGTGCAGGGAGATTAAATTTTTCCTCTTCGTATTGTTCTAATGCCCAACGTTTTATCAATGGGTCATTTATATTATATTTACGAACTCTACATGAGAATATATCGTCTATCATATTGGAACGTTAAGGTTAAGTGCAATGGTAACTCTATGAGTATCATACTGAGCAGCAGGAACAGCATGTTGTAAGTATGATGGGAATATTATTATATCACCTTCCTCTACTTTTGGTGTATATCTAATAGGTTTTGACAATTTTTCATTCAGTGCGGTGTGATTTATAATTGACTTCAAACCTTTAAGTGGATCCTCAAATAAAGGTGCTTTATGCTCATCATTGAAGTTTAAAAAATGTATGGCAGACAGAGTAGATGGCATATGATCGTGCCATTCTTGATATTCATCATTTTTATATACTGAATACCAACAGTCAAAATTACCTGACCATTTTGTATTGAAGATAGAATTAAAGATAGATGCATATTCATCGCATATATCTTTATCCATCAATTTACTTTTCTCAAATGACGTGTGACATTTGTGAGTGTTCCATCCCTCTGGAATATCGTAGATATTATTCTCATATCCATCTATAAAGGATTGTAAGTATCTGTCTTTTATTGATTGATGATTAGATACTTTTAATTTCCAAAAATAAGTAGGAAATAAACTAACTTCCATACTTATACTCTTGACCCGCTGCCCAGTCAAGTTTCTCCATTATTTCTGCTGTGAAGTATTTGTCAGGATCCTTGAGAATAGCAGAAGGATAGACGCTAGACTCCCCAACAACAATACGGTTTCCCTTGCGTTCAAAAACTCCATACTTCTCACCCAGTTCCAGTAGTCCGTAATACTTGTCAAGTCCTCTTGCATCAAAATATAATCTTGTATCGACACTTGAATTCTCCTTAGTTAGACGCGACTTAGCAGCCTTTGCCTTGATAATGTTTCCGATGACTTCCTTGCCATCTTTCTCCTTTTTCTTTGATAGGTATATGATTGTAGATGCAGCATACTTGAGTCCACTACCTCCACCCATCTCTTTAGTTGGGACGTAGGCACCAACGACATCGTATGTGTGATTTGTAACCAGTAGTGGGACATTCGCTTTTCCAAGTTTTAATGTAAGAATTCTGAAAATTGCTTTCACAACTTGTGCCCTAGTCATGTCACGAGTGTCTTTACCCTCGGCACTGTCTGCTAGTTCTTTAGATGTGGAAAGCATACCTAAAGAGTCTAACACAAACATCATAGGTTTGCGATCTTCTGTCTTCTGTTCAAGATATTTATCTAGAATTTGTATTGCTTGAGTCCTAAACTCTTGAACTGTAGTTACAGGAACAAGTATCATACGTTGTCCATCAATACCACGTTCATCAATCATCTGTTTTGTAACTGCTGCTTCACTCTCAAAGTAAACAACACCCGCATCTGGGTTGTCACGTAGATAACTTTGCACTACACCTAGACAAAAGAAAGTTTTACCTGTGCCACTCTCTCCTGCTAGTGCAGTAATTTTGTTACTTGGAACTCCTTTGTAGATAGATCCACTAACTAATGCATTGAAAATATATGATCCTGTGTCAACAAAAGATTCAATGTCACCTACGCCACCTTCTGATAATAGTCCTGCGTAGTCATTGTCAATCTCTTTGACAATGTTTTTTAAAAATGATGTAGTCATGCAAATAAGAAATCTAAAGTCGTCTTCCTCTCTGTTTCCCATCCTATCACAGAAGTGATAATTTGTAAAGGGTCAAGAAAGGATTTTTTAAATTGAGCATCACGATCTATCTGCCCTTCAAGTCCCAATTCTTTTGGAAAGGTATTGAGGAAAGATATAACGTTTTCGTTTATTTTGTTTGGACGTCTGAGGTATAAGTATTTTATTTTCTCACCCTCTTGAACGAGTGGATATTTGTATTCAAGTCTGTTTTTTGAGATGTGAAAATTATAAAGCAAAGTTCCACGAACATGTAAAGGGGTGCCCTTTGTATACACGGTTGTTGACGCCTTGAATTTGCGTAGTCCATTAACTGACCTCGGAAATGCAATGTCTTCTGGTGGTAAATTTTCAAATGTTTGTCTAAAGGTATCTATGTAAGTTATCAAATCATTTTCTGAACCATTCATCATGATCTTGATAGCATCTTTAATCGCATCCCTACATGTTGCAGGGGTCGATGACTTGACTGCTTCAATACCCATCATTTTTAGTTTGGGTTCTTTGTATCTTACACCTTCACTGTCCCATACGTTGAGCATGTATCTTTTCTTTGCAGTCCAGATACCAGTAGAAGCGATGTTCTCTCGCTTCATGATCATCTTTTGCTCGTATGCGTTTACATATGTGGCCAACGCTTCATAAGAACTAGAAATATATTTTTCAAGTTCCATTTCACACACCTTATTAAGGAAAGAGACGATGCTCTGATCAGTTGCCTCTCTCCCCTTGTATATCTTTTCGACCAAATCACCCAGATTGAGGTAGATACTATCAGTATCACTAGCAATGACATAATCTTTCTTCTCCGTTTTCAATAAGTTGTTTAGATACGTATTCATCTTGTGTTCTATCCATCGGATAGACACCTGACCAGATAACGTAATCGCTTCAGCATTAATAATATTATAGTATCTAAAATACTGATTGCCAATAGCACCATAAGCACTGTTCAATTGAATCTTACGTGCCATTTGAATATTGTTATATTTACTTATACTTTTTTCTAATTCCTTTGTGGGGGTTTTCTCATATTCCTGTTTAGCAAGGATCATCAACTTCTTAGATTGCACACGTTCATCGTAAATCTTCTTCATCATCTCTGGTAAGAAACCATGAATGTCTTTGCGATACATTGCACCATTAGCACAAAGGCAAAACTCTTCTGGAACCTCTACCGATTGCGAGAGGAGTCCATTAACAGTAGCGGATGGATGCCTTTTTTCAACGAGGGTCTCTGGGGAAATATTGTATTGCATAATAAGATGAGGATACAGAGAATTGAGGTCAAAAGAGACCACCCAATTATAGCGTCCTGCAATCGGTTCCTTGACATAAGCTCCTGCGTATTTTTCGTCTTTGTCTGATCGTTTACCTGGTGGAACAACAATACCTTTTTTGTTTAAGAAATTGTAGATCAGTGTGTCCCACATTCTTACCTGATAATATACATCCTGCATGTTGACCTTAGCGTCATATGCTAGGGCAACAGCAAGTTCTATCAACTTCATCTTCTCTTCTAGTCGTGAGACCAGTTCCACGTCAACGATGTTGTAGTCAATAAACTTTTGCCAATCTTTTGTATAGAAATCTTTGAAGTTTTCAAACTCATTGTGGTCAACTTTTCTTTGACCAAGTTCTACAAATGCAATATGATCTAGACGATAAGATTCTTGGTTTGTGTAGGTGAACTTCTTATATAGATCAAGATAGTCAATGACATTGATACCAAGCATTCTATAGAATATTTGCTCACGACCTTTTACTTCTATCTCTTCTCTCTTTACGATGCCCCATGGTGACATCAACTTCATTTCTTTTGCACCAAACAATCTCTCAAGACGACCACAAATATATGGCACGTCATATCCATCAACATTCCAACCAGTAAGAATGTCAGGAAAGTTTTGTATCCAGTAATCTAAGAAACAACGAAGTAGATGTTCTTCACCATCACATAGAATAAACTCTACATCATCACGTGTGTTCTTATAGGGTCGAGTGCCAAATACTTTTAACTTACGAGTTTGATAATCCTGCACTGTGATACTGAGCATCTCCTCAGCACACTCTCTGACATTAGGGAATCCATTCTCACATGCAACCTCGATATCGAGTGACATGATATTCATTCTTTTGAAGTCGTAATCTACTTCATCAGGAAACTCTTTAGATATAAACTGATACAAATATCTGTCATAACCATGCACCTCAAAGTTAGGAACTTCTTTATATTTTTCTACAAACTGACGTGCTTCTCTTACAGAATCAAACTTGACTGGTTTCGCATACCTACCATCAAGTGTTCTGTGTTTAGTTTGTTTATTGGTGACAATAAAAAGAGTCGGAGAAAACTTGAACTTACGTTGAATACGTTGACCATCTTCATATCCAATGTAATGAATGTTATCTCCGACCAGTTGAACGTTGGTGTAAAAACTCATTTAGTAACAGTCTCGTATTTCTTCTTCAGTTCTGATGTTGGTGTGACTATTGTAGCAATAGTTTCAGAATAAAGCAATACGTCTGTGTCTTCTGTAAAACGTGGCCATGGTTCTAGCGTACCATCCTCATTGATCTTATAAGGATCTTGCATGTGGCAACTAGGTTCTTCTTCTAGTTGTTCTGCCATGGTAATTAGTTCAATACCACTCTTTAAAATTATCAAAGCGATTTGCATAATGTTTCTAATTTGCGTAAGTCTTTTTTGTCCCAGATGTTATTATCTTGTTTCTTGTAATTATATACTGGAGAAATAGATTTTAGTTCTGGGATAAATTTTTTGGTAATTAGATTACCAATATACATCCAAGGTCTATATTCGTCAACCCTTATGTTAAAGTAAGTAGGACCGTTAAACATAAGATGCTCAAACTGTTGTGTGCCACCTACAAATAACGGAAAGGGTTGTGGAACAAAATCTAA